CCCCATGACCGCGCCCACCGGCATCAGTCGCACCGCGCAGCCGCGGCGGCCGGTCATTGGGCTCCAGATCTTCCGGGGCTCGTGCCCGGCCAGCTTCTTGCCGTGCTGTAGGTAGGTCGTGTGGACGGTGACGAGCTCGCCGGCGACGTCGAGGACATCGGCAACGAGCGCCGGATACCGGCCCACCCGTACGTTGTCGTTCCAATATTCGACGGTGGCGTGGGCCCGCAGCGAGCAGCCCGGGGGAGGCGGCCAGAGGCGCCGGCTATCGAGGTAATCGACCGCATCGTCACAGTTTTCGATGGCGCATCGATCGCTGCGCAGCCGATGCACGCGCGCTGTCGGTTGCGCGATCTCCGGGGTAGCTGGGACGTGTGCAGGTATGCGGGTACTTACCGGTGCAGGCGAAGCGTCAGCATCATCGGCCAGCCCCGCAGCGGCGATTACATGCCGGCGCGCCATGCTGAACGTCCAACCGAACGTGCGCTCCAGGAGCTTGAAGCCATCGCCGGCGCCGCAGTGATTGCAGAAATAATCGCCGCGGCCGCGCTTGTTGTCGAAGCGGAACCGATCTTTCCCGCCGCATGCCGGGCACGGGCCATGTTTGTTTTTGAGCGTCGTCTCGGCGATTCCGAGCTGGACGAGAACTTGCGGCCAGCTCGAGGCGAGCCGTGAATGGATTTCGTCGGCGCGCATCATGCTGCTGTCGCCCTGGCTCGATCGCGAGACCACTTGATCAGCCGGTGATGCAGCCAGCCGCTCGACGCCGCAGACGGTGGCGCTGGCGGGAGACTCCAGAACGCCGACGGCTTTTTAACCGATTCGACGATCCCGAATTTCGCCTGGGTCTGCATCCATGCCCACCAGTGTCCGGAGCTCGGTTTCGCGGTCCACTTGTCCGGCCAGCGCCGCGAATACCAGCCGCAGGCCTCCCGATAAAACCACGCGACGCTCGGATCATTCGGCGATACGGCGTCCGGTGCGTCGGCGAGCTCCTCGAGGTCCGCGTCCTGCACGGCGATCGGCTTGGCCTTCGGCGCCGGCGCCCAGCCACACGATGGGCACGCGTTCCCCTGTTCGGACGTGAGCCAGATCGAGGCGCACTGACTGCACGTGCGCATCGTCTCTTTGGCGGGTTTGCTGCTGCGCGCCTTCAGTGTTTCGGCGTTCACGTTGCGCGTGGCGTCGAGCGTCCAGTCGAAGTCGCTCTGCGGCAGTCCCAACGATTCGACGACGTGACCGTGATCGATGACGATGCAGTGCGTCTTGCCCGGGCTCGCCCGCAGGCCTCGGCCGACCATCTGCAGGTACATCGTCAGGGATCGCGTGGGGCGGGCGAGAATGATGCACTCGACCGAGGGCACATCGACGCCGTAGCTCATCAGGAAGCAGTTGATCACGACGCTCGTCGATCCCGCCTCGAGGCGGCCGATCACCTCGTCGCGGATAGCCTCATCGTCTGCATCGGTCAGTAGCTCGGCGGCGATGCCCTGCTGGCGGAACGAATCGCAGAGCGCGGCGCCATGCGCCTTGTTGACCGCGAAGCACAGGGTTTTCTTGCGGTTCGCGATCCGCAGCCAGTTGCCGACCACATCGCCGATCAGCTTCGGCCGGCTGAGCAGATCGCCCAGCGCGCTCGAGCTGAAATCGTTGTCGTTGTCCTTCGGCAGCGCGCGCAGCTCCGCCGCCGTCACGCTCGGTGTGTTGAATATCCGAGTCGGCACCAGCACGCCGGCCGCCGTCAGAGCTTTCACCGTGGGGCCATGGATCAGGCAATCGAACGCCGTGGATAGAGACTTACCCGACTTGCGCGCCGGCGTCGCCGTGAAGCCGATCCGCACAGCCCCTGGGTAGCTGTCGAGGATCTGCAGGCGGGTCGCGGCCGTCGCCAGGTGCGCTTCGTCGAAAATCACGACGTCCGCCGCGGGCAGCGGTATGTGCTCGTTCACGATGGCGCGCCGGTGCAGCGTGTCGATCGAGGCGATCTGGATCCGCGAGGAGTAGTTGCGCAGATGCGGTAGCGATGCCGCGATGACGCCGTGCAGCGCGCCGAAGTCGGCGAGCCGCTCGTGGATCTGTCGGACCAGGCGCGTGCGGGTCGCAAGGATCAGCACTCGCCGATCCGCGGCCTGGGCTGCCATCACGATCGCGGCAATGATGTGGGTCTTGCCGGCGCCGGTGGGCGCTTGTCCGAGAATCCGCGAATGTCCGTCGTCGAGGGCCTCGGCGATCGCGGAAATCAGATGCAACTGGTAGTCGCGGAGGCAATCTGCGGTCGGCGGCAGGCGGTCGAGCCACCCAGCCGGCATCTCGTTTGCCGGAGGGAGCCAAGCCGGCTTGCCAAGGGGGAGAGCTTCCTGGGGCCGCGGGCTCATGACGCTTCTCGATTTTTAAAATCGGCGCGGTTTTTGGAAGGGAACCCCAGAGCACCAGGTAGATAGGTATCAGGTAGATCCGCCCCTTGGTAAGCATCCGGAAGCAAGGCAACGGATACGGATACGGAACTGATCAGTGGGCCAGAGATCGCTAACCGATCACTGACTGATCGCTCGCCGATCAGTGACCGACAGCTTTTTGTGCGAGTGGTGGTCATTGGCGCGCACCCCATCGGTTGCGATTTCCAGCTCGACCGCCTTCGCTTTGGCTCTTGAACTGATTGATGGCCTTGCTGCGATGGATCTCGAGGCGTGGATTGCGCCGGCGGCCGTCTTCCCCGATCAGGAACTTCGGCCCGACGAACTGCCATGAGATGCGCCACTCGGCTGGCGTTGCCGCGACGATTGCTCGGAGCTCGGCCGGATCTTCGGGCAGAGATCCCATGTCCCACTGGGCATCGAGGAGCTCGCGATAGGCGCCGCGAGCGGCCAGCGGCCAGCCGCGTGTCGCGCTGGCAAAATCCCGCGGATACCACGGCATTTTCGCCATTTGGGGTGAGCGCTCGGCATCGGCGTCGCTGGACGGATTGATGGTCCCGATGACGGGAGCGAGTGGGTTTTTCATGCGGTCCCCGACTTCGGTAGAGCACGCCACAGTTCCTCGGCAATCTCGGGCTCGATCGCACGACTGAGGCGAGATCTGGCAATGGCGATGCGAAGGGATTGAATGAACTGTTGGCGCACGCCGCGAGGTGTCAATCGGCCAACCGGGAAGGAGACGGATAGATCGACATGAGCGTGTGACAGGCCGCGCGGGTCGTGCATCGCGCGGTTCATAGTGCGCAAAGCTCAGTCGATTCGGCGGCCAGGAGGGCGCGCCGCTCAACTGCAATCTGCGCCAGCTTTAGACGATGACGCTGCTCCTGGATCTGCAAAGCGGCCAGCGCGACATGGCGTCGTTCAGCGGCAGTCAGGAGTAGCTCGGTCTCGAAATGGGCGGTGTGGAGTGGCGCGGTATGGCGCGCCGATGCTAAATTCCTCATTGCTGGAAGTCCTTGTGGTCTGCGTTGCTGGAAAAAGAACGTCCTCGGGTTTTGCCGACCCGAGGCGTTCGCCGAAGGAAATCACGCGGCTTTTGAAGGCAGTTCGCCGCTCAATAGCGCCGCAATCTGGCTCACCGGCCATAGCAGCCGATTCCCAAATTTCAGTGGTTTGATGCCGAAGCAGTCGCCGCGGCGGGCATAGTTTTTACGAATGGTTTCGCAGCTTCGGCTGGACGCCTTGGCGAACTCTTCGGTGAGGATGTGATCGCGGCCGGCGGCGATCGCTGCCAGAGCAGGGGGAAGGGACGTGGTTTGCATCGCCGGTCCTCCAATGAGGGTGGCGCGCCTCCGTGGGTATTCACAGGTTGGCGCGGGGCGATACAGAGACTATTAGCGCGAGAGGCTTCCCGCGAGAACAACAACCTGCCGATTATTTGGGAGGTTTTTTCCCTTGACGATGGGCGTTCAGCAGTTTTCCAAGCTTCCGCGCCTCGATCTGGATGTGGGCGTCCGCGAGCGCTGCAGTCAGGAACTGCAACTCTGCATTGCGCTCATCGTCGGCGGTCCCGCGATAGTAGGCCTTGAAGATTTTGAGCAGCGAGTCGATCAAGAGGCCGAGCGCCACCTGTTTGGGTCTGCCTCCTGGGTCGGCGCCGTAGACCGTGATCCGATTGGCGGTGCCTTTGATCAAGGCCGCGATCGCCGCTTGGAC